CCACAGAGGTGGGGATGCCGGGGGAGACTGCCAGGGGCATCATGGCAATGCTGTGTTGGATGGAAGTATCCAGCATCATGCCCATGCGCTGCCACAGAAGGTCCAGCGGCAGAATGGCCTCGGGGCCTGCTTCGCTAACGGTGGAAAAGCTGCCGTCACGGGAAAGGAGACGTTTGGTGCCGGTGAAGATGCCGCCGGAGGCCTTGGGGCCGTTGTCAACGCTGCCGTCGGAAGCCTGGGGGCCGTTACTGAATAGACTGTTCCAGATACCTCTGAAGTCAATGAAGCTATCAGAGTTCTGTCCAAAGGAATATACCTGTTGAGCTGCCAGCGCACCGGCAAGCTCGCTTCCGGTGGATTCGGTGACGGAAGTCCCCACTTCCCCTGCAGCATTGGATAGATCTTCCTGGTAGTTGGAGGCGCCAGCTGTGATCTTGGGCGTAATGCCGAAAACCAGTTTGAGTTTGGGGAGAACTTGATTCGTCCACCAGCCTGTCAGATCATTGGCAAGTATTGCTGCATCAGGGAACTCGGGAGGATCCAAGAGCCAGTTGATACCAGCTTTGATCGTTTCATATACTCCCGCCCACCATTCGTTTAACAGTTTGTCATCTGTTTCAGTCCATGGTGAGAAACCGGTGAACTTCAGCAGCCAGCTACATGTACCGGACACAATGTCTCCGGCTTTTTTCCACCATTCTTCCACGGTAGCGCCCACGGTTTCAGCCGTGGCGGGCGGCATGCCAAAAAGCTGCAGCGTCCAGGTGCACACGCCGGCAACAATACCGCCAGCGGTGTTCCACCATTCGGTGGCGGCGGCGAGTGCTTCCTCGGGCGTGGGCCAGTCGATGCTCATGACGATCTCGCCGATGATGGCGCCGATCTCCGCGCCCATGCCGCTCAGGCCGCTTTCGTCGAAGGCAGCCTGTAAGCGTTCCACCCATCCGTTCACGGTGGGCATAACGTCCACCGCCAGAGAGTCAAAGAGGGCCTTGGTCATGGAGCCGCCCAGGGCGGAAAGGTTATCCTTCAGGGTGGACAGCTGACCGTTGAAGGTCTTGGACTGGTTTTCCATCGCATTGAAAAACAGCCCACCTTCGCTGGTGGCAATGCGCATGGCCGCGGCCACCGTGTCAGCGCTGATGGCGCCATCGTCCGCGATCTGGCAGAGCAGCATAGCGCTTTCGCTGGCGGAGGCGCCCAGCTCATCCACTTCCTTACGGGCTGCGGCCAGGAGATCGGTGAAGTCGCTGGAGGTTTTTTCGCCGGACATGATGGCCTTCAGGTCAGCCATGGACGCGCCGGTCTTCTGCGCGATGGTTTGCAAGGGGTTGAAGCCCGCGTTGATCATCTGCAGCAGGTCCTGGCCCATGAGCTTGCCGGCGCTGCGCACCTGGCCATACACCAGCGACAGGCTGGAGAGCTTCTGGGCGTTGCCCTGGGAGATGTCGCCCAGATGCTTCAGGGCGACGCTGGCTTCCTCGTTGGAAACGCCAAAGGCCAGCATGGTCTTGGTGGCGTCGGCCAGGTCAGTAAATGCGAAGGGTGTTTTGGTTGCGAAGGATTTAAGCTCCTCCACTTTCTTCTGGGCGGCGTCAGCGGAACTCAGCATGGTGGTGAAGCTGGTGGTGTAATCCTGGATCAGGGCGTTATACTGCACGCCATTCTTGATCAGTTCCGCAGCGCCGGATGCGGCCTTGGTCATCACGTTGGTGATGCTGCCAACGGCGGCATTGGCCAGAGCGGTCCAGCCCGCGGTCTTCTTGGCGATAACATTGGACGCTCTGTCCAGGTCCACAGGGAGGTGGCTGGAATCACCACGGATATCGAATACGACCTTGCCGTCACTCATGTATATCACCTCGCTTTGCAAGGTCAAGCATGATGCGCAGCATGGCCTGGGTGCCACGGAAATAGCTCGTCATCTGCTGATCATCATCCAGGTGCAGGGCAACGGCCTGCTTGGCTTCGATCAGAGCGGCACGTTCCTGGGCGTTGTAGCGTGTAGGCGGCGGGATGGGCCGTGCGCGCAAAGAAATAACTTCCGCCAGCTTGGTGTCAGACGGAAGCCCGATAAAGTAATCACAAAAGGTTTGCCAGGGAATCTTCTGGGTGCGCAGGTCAATACCGTATGCCTGCTTGAAAGCGGCGTGGATCAGCTGCGCATCCTGGGTGAGGCTCGTGAGCGCCTTACCGCCGCGGGATGAGCCGCCGGCATTCTCCAGCAAGGACAGAATCTGCTTGAGCAGCTGTGTCTGCTGATCCGCTGTGTAGGGCAGCCGGGAGCGAACCAGCAAACGGAGCATCACCCGCTGCCTGTCCAGGTCGGTCAGTGCGGGGTCTTTTGAGGCGTCCATAGCGGCCAATACCCGGTCATAGGTCAGCCGAAGGCGATAGGCACGGCGGCCGACCCGGATGCGGGTGGAAAGGTTTTCATACAGCTTCACGGACGGCGCCCCTTTGCCAGCTGGCGGGCCCGCTTATGGCTGGCCTTGGTGATGGCCGGGACGATGCGCCGGAAGATGTAGGGCATGATGTCGTTCAGCAGGCTTTCGGGCTGCCCTTCATAGAAGTCCAGCAGGCTGTCGGTCTGTTCCTGGCCAAACACAACGCAGATCAGCCCGCGCAGCGCCTGACCATAAGCCTCGGCGGTTTCCTGCGACCGGTTTTCAATGGCGGCTTTCTGGGTTTCCGCCAGGTGCTGCTGTGCCTTTCGCATGCTCTGGGCCGTGGCGGCCAAATCCAGGTCCACATGCAGCGTAATGGACTTATCGCCGGTTTTGATGATCAACGAATCGCTGAGGCGGTTCTTGCTTTTAATGACATGCACGGGCTGATCCTCCTTGTGTATTGGTTATCAGGCGGCGGGCGTCACGGTGGGCTTGCCGTTGAGGGACAACGTGCAGTTGAAGGGCTGAACGTTGATGGCGTTGCCGCCGCCCAGGGTGACGATGTTGGTAATGGTGGCGTCGCAGGTAACGGTCATCACCGTTTTGCCGGCGTGTTCCACCACCAGCTGCACGCTGGTCTTGCGCTTGTCGGCAGTCTCATACTTGATACTGTCGATGTAGTCCTGGGCGGCGTCGCCATACACACGCTTACCCGTGAAGGTGAAGGTGGGCGCCATGCCGGTGACTTCGTTGTGGGCATAGCCCTGGCCGCAGAGGAAGAAGAACTGCTGGGTCTGTTCGTTCAGCGCCTCGTCCAGGTTCTCGATGCCGGCACACAGCGGCGCATAGGTCCAGTTGTCGCTTACTTTTGCAGTACCGATCTGCACGGTGGTTTTCCAGGTAGGATTGAGCTGAATATCCGTCATAGATTATCTCCTTTCAAAAAATTTCACATCAAGCGAGGAGCCGAACAGCCATTGTCCATCTGCTTCCCGGCTGATCTGGTGGGGAACGGAGGTCGTGGAGATGTTCAGAATCTGCCACGCTTCCGTGATAGGGTATTCTTTCATGCGGGTGAGCGCATGGTGGATGGTATTCAGCGCGTCGGATACGGCAGCCAGGTCGCGATGCTTGCCGTTAAGCACCAGGGATAACCCCAGCACGCTGCGGCGGTCCATGAAGGTGGTCTCCGGTGCGCCGGTGGCGATCTCCATGCAGATGCCATTGTCCGGCGGCAGAGCGCCGCGGCGGATGGTGGCGAATGGTTTTGTCTCCTGGGCCAGGCGGATCACTTCCAGCAGGATGTCGGTGGTGTAGCTCATATCTTCGCTCCCATCAGTTTTTGTGTCCGAAGCGTCCATTCGCGCTTGTGGGCCTTCTTGGCGTGGTCGCACCACATCAGCTTGGCGTTGGGGTTCATATGGGTGCGGGGCGTGCCGGTGTAATACACCTTCTTGGCATAGGGTGTATCGTACACGACGCGCGCGCCGCCATCTTCGGTGTGGCCGGAGTCCACCAGCGTGCCTTCATCGAAACGGCAGTAGGTATTGCAGTCGGCGAGGATGGTTTCCGCTACCAGCGGCCGGGCCGCTTCCCACGCACGATCAACTTTCCGGAGGATCTGTGCCTT